TTAACCGTGTGGACGCTCATGGCAAACCTCTCTATGAGTTGATAAATAGTAAGGTAGAAGAAGGACGTAAAGTGTTCTTTGTATCTGGAGAAGTAGATACATCAGACAGAGAAGCAATACGTAAGATTGTGGAGAAGCAGAATAATGCTATCATTGTCGCTAGTCTTGGTACTTTCAGTACTGGTATTAATATACGGAACTTGCATAATATTGTATTTGCTTCACCTTCGAAATCCCAGATCAAAGTTCTTCAGTCAATCGGACGAGGATTACGGAAATCAGACAATGGACAAACTACTACACTCTACGATGTTGCTGATGATCTCCATTGGAAAGGCAGAAAAAACTACACACTCTTACACTCAATTGAAAGAGTAAAGATATATGAGAAAGAACAATTTAACTACAAAATGATAAAGGTGGATATTAAATGAGTTACACACAGTTTAAATTAGCTAACGGTGATGAGATAGTAGCTCAAGTCGTCCAAGAACCTGAAGGTGATGACTATAACGTTGTAATAAGAAATGCAATGATGGTAGTTAGATCAGAGGCTCTTAGAGATGGTTTTAGATATTATTCATTCAGACCGTGGATGTCTTTTCAACTTGAAGATGATTATCTACAGCTACTTAACTTTAATCAGATCATTGGTGAAGCTAAACCATCTAAAGTTCTTTTAACTCAATATTTTAAAGCTATTGAGAGTGAGCAAAATATAGAAGCTGATAGTGATGTAGATAACTTAAAAAATATTAGACGCCTTGTAGCTGATCTTCAATCTGATTATTATGACTATCAAGACTCAGATCAAGACAATGTTATTTCTCTATTCGATAAGGACAAGTTACACTAATGGAAGATACAGACGCATATCTAAAGTATCCTAAACAACGTAAGTGGATGAATAAGTTATGGTTAGCTGAAAAGTTTGGTTATGTTTGTGGACCTGCAGGAGTAGAAATACCAGAGACAGGCACGTATGTTGTAAGACCTATATATAACTTAGCTGGTATGGGAGCGTGTGCATCTGTACAGAAGCTAGCTAAGGGAGATTATACTTCTATTGCCCCTGGTTATTTTTGGTGTGAATACTTTGATGGTAAGCATTATTCTGTTAATTATAAATGGATGAGTGATACAATAAAAGGTGGAGAATGGAAAGCATTAGATTGTTGGGAAGGTATTAATATGCCTATCAATCTAACTAAGTTTGTAGAGTGGAAGAGATCTGACTATAGACCTACTCTACATCATTCCTTTAAGTCAATAGGTGGAGATGTAACTTATCTCAATGTAGAGTTTATTAATGATAAACCTATAGAAGTTCATCTTAGACTATCTCCTGATCCAGTATACGATCATATGATTCCTGTATGGGCATCAGACTTTGGTAAGAAGAAAGAACATATGGAATTACACGGTTTTGAGTTTATAGAAGCTTATGACGATGCGAATGGTTACATAGACGACCCCCGAATAGGATTCTTAGTTAAATAACATATCCCCCCTCCCCATATCGCTATATGATTATATACGATCTCGCGAAAAGTGCAACTGTTTTCTTTAGTTGCATCTAATAAAAATACATACTATAATATAATGAATTGAAGGAATTTATCATGGCAAGAACTAAACGAGCAAGTATCCATTATGTCAACAACAAAGAGTTCTCTCAAGCAGTTGTAGACTATGTACGTACTCTAAATGAGGCTCAAAAAGCAGAAACTAAACTACCTATTGTACCTAACTATATTGCATCTTGCTTTCTAAAGATCGCAGAAGGTCTTTCTCATAAGTCAAACTTTATTCGCTATACCTATCGGGAAGAGATGGTTATGGATGCTGTAGAGAATTGTCTTCGTGCGATTGATAACTATAATATAGAAGCAGCTACTCGTACAGGTAATCCAAATGCATTCGCATACTTTACTCAGATCTCTTGGTATGCATTCCTTCGTCGTATTGCTAAAGAAAAGAAACAACAAGATGTTAAGATTAAGTTCTTATCTCAGAGTGGCTTAGAAGAGTATATTGCTACTAATCAAGACGATACTCACTCAGTACAAGTAGTTAGAGCGTTCGTTGATCAGCTTAAAGACCGTATTGATAAAGTAAAAGAGAAAGATGATGAAGTAAAAGTCTTTGCTCAAGAGGAAAAGAAACGTAAGAAGCGTAATGTAAATGTTGATTCAGACTTAGGAGATTTTATAAAATGAGAATACTTGTAACTGGTTCAGATGGAATGGTAGGCAGTCGTCTAGTTAAGTTCCTAAAAAATAATGACTGCACGGTGTATGAATTTGGTGATGATAAAGATATTAGATCTCAACAAGATTGGCAAACATATGCTGATCTAGATTTTGATTTTATTATTCATCTAGCAGCTCTTGCTGGAGTTAGACCTTCGTTTGATAATCCTGAATTGTATTATGATGTTAACGTAAATGGTACTCGTAATATGTTAGAGTTCGCTGAAGCAAATACTAAACATATTCTATATGCTTCTTCATCTAATGCATATGAATGGTGGGGTAATCCATATGCTGCTACTAAAATAATGAATGAGATTCAATGTGAAGACTACTCTGCTATTGGTATGAGGTTTCATACTATTTGGCCTGGTAGAGATGATATGTTGTTTATGAAGTTTAAGAACAATCAAGTTAAGTATATCAATAGAAAGCATAACAGAGACTTTGTTCATGTAGATGATGTTATCTCAGCAATTTTTAAGTTGATTAATAACTTCGAATCAGCTATAATAGATAGACGTGTATATGATATAGGTACAGGTCATTCTACTCCTGTAGAGCAAGTTGCGAAAGCATTTGGATTTAATGGTGAATGGCGTGATGAGAACCCTGCAGGTGAAAGAGTTCATACTATAGCAGATATTGACCCGCTACTTAAACTAGGCTGGACGCCGAAATGGAATATATTAGATCATGAAAATAGCCCTACTTAATGACACTCATTGTGGCACTCGCAATAGCTCTGACATCTTTCTCGATAACGCAGAGAAATTTTACAATGATGTATTTTTTCCTTGTCTTCTGGAACGGGGTATTAGCCATATCGTGCATCTTGGTGATTACTATGATAACAGGAAGTTTATTAACTTCCGCGCTCTTAACCGCAACCGTAATCACTTCCTTAAACCGTTAAGAGAGTATGGAATGACCATGGATATTATCTGTGGTAACCATGACACATACTATAAGAACACTAATGAGCTTAACAGTCTCAAGGAGCTCTTAGGTCACTATATGAATGAGGTAAATATACTTCATGAGCCTACTGTCATGGACTATGATGGTTTTAAGCTTGGCCTTGTACCTTGGATATCAGCTGAGAATGAGAAGCAGTCATTAGACTTTATTGCTAACGCTAAATGCGATTGGCTTGGAGGTCATTTCGATATCGAAGGATATGAGATGATGAAAGGTCGTAAGTGTGAGCATGGTATTAATCCTGCTATCTTTAAACGATTTGAGAAAGTATTATCAGGTCATTTTCATACTAAGTCAATGCAAGGTAATATTGAGTACCTAGGATCGCAGATGGAATTCTTCTGGAACGATGCTCATGATGATAAGTACTTTCATATCTTAGATACAGAGACTAGAACTATGGAAGCTATACACAATCCTCATACTCTGTATCATAAGATAACTTACGATGATCGTAATACAGATTATATGCAATATGACTTATCTCAGATAGAGAATAAGTTCGTTAAGATTGTTGTAATCAATAAAGCTGATACGTTTATATTCGATAAGTTCGTAGATCGTATTCAGAATAAGTCTATACTTGAACTTAAGATAGCAGAGAACTTCAACGAATTTGTTGGAGAAAATGTAGAAGATAGTGAAATATCAGTTGAAGATACTTCTACTTTATTATATACTTACATAGACGCTGTAGAGACAGACCTTGATAAAGAAAGAATTAAGTCTCATATGTCAGACCTTATGTTGGAAGCACAAACCTTAGAAATTGCATAATGATAACATTTAAGACTTTGAGATGGAAGAACTTTCTATCGACCGGTAACAACTGGTCTGAGATAGACCTTAAGAAGAATAAGACTACTCTTGTTGTAGGTCAAAACGGTGCAGGTAAATCTACTATGCTTGACGCATTGAGCTTTGCTTTGTTTGGAAAAGCTCATCGTAACATATCTAAGAATCAACTTGTTAATACTATTAATAATAAAAATACTGTCGTTGAAGTATCGTTCAACGCATTAGGTTCAGATTTCAGAATCGTTAGAGGTATTAAACCTAACGTCTTTGAAATATGGAAAGGCGAGACGATGATTAACCAATCATCTCATGCCAAAGAGTACCAGAAGATCCTCGAACAGAACATCTTGAAGCTTAATCATAAAAGCTTTCATCAGATAGTTGTGCTAGGGTCTTCCTCCTTTATTCCTTTCATGCAACTAAGTTCTATGAATCGACGAGATGTAATCGAGGATCTTCTGGACATAAATGTATTCTCTAAGATGAATGGTATTCTTAGAGAGAAGACATCACTATTGAAGGATCAAGTCAAAGATGTTACTCATCAGCATGCCGTCACAAGCACTAAAATTGATGCACAGAAAAAATACATTAAAGACATTAAAGCAATCAACAAAGAGCAAAGGGAAGAGAAGCTCAAACTCATCTCTGATTTCCAGGATGAAATCAAAACTCTACATGGAAAGAACGAAGAGCTTAGTGATTCCATTCAATCTCAACTACCGAATGCAGATGTGGAAAGAGGACAACGCGAAGCTAAAATCAAAGAGCTCGAAGCATATAAGACGAAGTTCAATACCGAAGCTAAAAAGCTCGTTAAGGATATCCAATTCTTTGAGAATAACGACATCTGTCCGACCTGTGATCAAGCCATCACTGAGGAAACAAAAGAGACCCATGTGTTGGAAGGTAAAGGCAGAGCGAAGGAACTTCAAGCGGGAATTGGTAAAGCAGATGAAGGACTACGAGAGGCTCAAGAAGCTCTATCCTCTGCATTATTAATTATTGAGGAATGTCGAGGTTATCAAAGTGACTTAGCTGCCAACAATAAATCTATTGCTCAGTTTCAATCTTCTATTGATCGTACTCAAGAAGAGATAGGTAAGTTAGATACTAACGTTGATATGGATCAAGCAGTACAAGAGTTAGATGACTTAACATTCGATAGTAATA